GCAGGAACTCCGGATCATCTACCCGCCACGCCCCGACCTTGGGTCGCCCGAGGAGTTGTGGGATGCCATCCGCCAGGCCGACGCGGAGGACGAGGAACTCGGCAACGCCAACCACTGGCGATCATTCGTGCTTGTCGCGTGGGCGTTCGAGGATGGCGACAGCGTCACGGGCGGCGTACCACGGACCATCCGGTTCGTGTGCCCGCGGTCGACATGGGAGGTGGCGCTGTGACGTACGTGCACCGCACCGCGCTGGCGATTGACGTGTGGGAGGCATCCGTGAAACTGTGCGCACGCACTCCGACCGATGAGGAGCAGGCCGCAGCGTGCGCGTACATCGACATCCTCGTGTCGCACCAGGCGATTCCGGACCTGTCGAGGATCGGCGTGGATGAAGTCGCCGTGCTCGCCAGCGTCGTCGTCCGGCGCACGATGCCGGACGCGATGGCACGCGCATGATCACGCTCGTGCTGCCGTACCCACCGACCGTCAATCACATGTACCGCCGGGCGCGGGGCCATCTGGCACTGACACCGGAGGCGCTGGCATTCCGTCACGCGGTCCGGATGATCGCAATGGTGCAGGGCGTCACGCCGGTCAGCGGGCCGGTGGCGGTGTTCCTCGATGTGTACCGCCCACGCCGACTGGGAGATCTGGACAATATCCTGAAGGCGACCATCGACGCGCTCCAGGGGGCCGCCTACCATGATGACCAGCAGGTGACGGAGATCCACGCGCAACGGTACGAGGACAAGCGCGCACCACGCGTCGAGGTCAGCGTGGTACCGTTGACGTGATCAGTTGCACTTTTGCATTGATCCACGTGAGGCATGATGGCTGAACAGCGATACACCATGACGCAGATCGCGGACGCCTTACGTGCGCATGGTGGCTTCGTCAGCGACACCGCAGTGCACCTCGGCTGTTACGCCACAACAGTCAGGCGATACATTGCGCGGTACCCGGCGCTCCAGCAGATCATCGACGATGAACGCGAGCGCGTGCTTGACGTGGCCGAACGCGCCAACGCCAAACTGATCGCGGATGGACATCCCGAGCAGGTGCGTTGGTTCCTCGGCAAGATGGGCCGCAAACGTGGCTACACCGACAAGACCGAGGTCGAACTAAGCGGACCCGGTGGAGGGCCAATCCGTCTTGACGTTGACCGATTCCTCGACGCTCTCACCATTGCAGAGGCTGGCACGGTTGCCACGCCACCTGCAACGCCAGGTGTTGCAACAGGTGACCCGGACTGACGCGGACCTCGAAGCAATGCGCCGGGAATGGCGCATCGTCGGACGTCCGAACCAACAGCCACCCGTCACCGATTGGCGGACGTGGCTGGTGCTCGCGGGTCGAGGCTTCGGCAAGACGCGCACGGGCGCGGAATGGGTCCGGGCGCAGGTCGAACAACACGGGCGACAGCGCGTCGCCATCGTCGGCGCGACCGCAGCCGATGCGCGCGACGTCATGGTCGAAGGCGAGTCGGGCATCCTTGCCGTCGCACCGCCAGGCAACCGACCCGAGTACGAGCCGTCGAAGCGTCGCCTGAAGTGGCCGAACGGCGCGATGGCGACGACGTACTCGGCGGATGAGCCGGACCGGTTGCGCGGGCCGCAACACGACGCCGCATGGTGCGACGAACTTGCGGCGTGGCGCTACCCGGAGGCGTGGGACATGCTGCAACTCGGACTGCGTCTCGGCATCGACCCGCGTGCCGTCGTCACAACGACGCCGAAGCCCACGCGCATCCTGCGTGACCTCATCGCCGAACGCGGCACCGTCGTCACCACGGGTTCGACCTTCGACAATGCGTCCAACCTGCCGGAGGCGTTCCTTGCGCAGATCCGTCGGCAATACGAGGGCACCAGACTCGGACGTCAGGAGTTGTACGCCGAACTCCTTGAGGACACACCAGGCGCGCTGTGGACGCGGGCGATGATCGACGATCACCGCGTGCGTCACGCGCCAACGTTCCGGCGCGTCGTCGTCGCCGTCGACCCGGCCGTCACGTCCGGCGAGGATGCGGACATGACGGGGATCGTCGCCTGCGGTCTCGGCGACGACGGACACGCGTACGTGATCGGGGATTACACGCTGCGCGCGTCACCGGACGCATGGGCGCGGGAGGCGGTGCGCCGGTATCGTGACCTCGGCGCCGACCGGCTGGTCGCCGAGGCGAACAACGGTGGCGACCTTGTCGAGACCGTCATGCGCACGGTCGACGCGAATATCGCGTATCGTAGTGTCAGGGCCAGCCGGGGCAAACTGGCACGGGCCGAGCCGGTGGCGGCGTTGTACGAACAGGGGCGCGTGCATCACGTCGGCGTGTACCCTGACCTTGAGGACCAAATGGCGACGTACACCGCGGACGCTGCGAAATCCCCTGACCGGCTGGACGCGCTCGTGTGGGCGCTGACCGATCTCATGCTCGGCGGTGGCGAGTGGGTGATGATATGAGGTGGCGCGACCGCATCGCGAAGGCATTCCGGTTGGGTCCGGCAACCGTCGACACTTTCGAGACGACCTACGGGCACGATCAGGAGCGGTACGCGCCAGCCGCGTACGGCGATTACCCGGCAACCAACGCTGCCGTCTTCGCCTGTTCCAACATCCGGGCGAAGAACCTGGCGAAACTACACCTGAAAATCTACAAGCGGGCCACGAATGGCGAACGCGTCGAGGTGACATCGGGGCGGTTGTACGACCTGATGCGCTCGGTCAACGGCTATTGGACATTCCGCCGGTTGATCCGCATGACCGAGATGTCGCTTTGCACCTACGGGCAGGCGTTCTGGGTTCTGGAGAACGGCGTCGAGGGGCGCACTTCGGCGCAATCCGCGCCACGGGAGATCTGGTGGGCGAACCCGTCCAAGATGACGATCGTGCCGGACCCGGTGCGGTACATCAAGGGGTACCTCTACGAGGATCAAGGCAAGACGATTGCGTTCGACCCTGCCGACGTGATCTGGCTGAAGTACGACAACCCGGCTGACGAGTTCAGCGGGTTGTCACCGATTGCATCCGCGCGTCTGGCAATCGACACGGCTGCGGGCGCGATGCGCTCCAACCGCCAGATCTTCGACTCCGGCATGATGCTGTCAGGCGTCATCGGTCCCGCCGACAAGACGTCAAGCCTCACCCGCGAGCAGGCCGAACAACTCAGCCAGATGCTGGAGCGGCGGTTCAAGGGCGCGGACAAGGCGCACCGCACGGCCGTCCTGACGCAGCCGATCTCGTTCACGCCGATGAACCTGACGCCGAAAGACGCCGAGTTCCTGTCCTTGATGTCGTACGGGGTCCGCGAGGTGTGCACCGTGTATGGCGTCGCGCCGCAACTGATCGGCGACCAGACGCATTCGACGTACTCCAACTACGAGCAGGCCGCGAAGGCGCTGTGGACCGACACGCTGCTACCTGAGGCGCGGTTTCTGGCTGATGAGATTACCGAACAGTTGGTCCCGCTGTTCGGCACCGAGGCCGACGAGGTCGAGTTCGACGCGTCGGACATCGAGACCCTGCAGGAGGACCGCGCTGAAGTCATCGACCAGGTGGTCAAGTTGGTCGGTGCAGGCGTGCCACTCAACCGCGCACTTCAGGAACTGGCACCACGGTTTCTGCCACCGGGCAAGACCGGCTACGCATGGGGCGACGCAGCGTGGCTGAACACGACGGTCTACAGTCCCGTTACCGAGGAGACGATGGCGGGTCTCGCCAAGGCACCGCCACCGACGGCGTTGCCATCGACCGAGGTATCGACGACACCGGTACCCGTCAAGGCGCTGCAATCCATCGCGTGGCCGGTGCTCGCGCTTCCGTCACCGGCCGTCACCGCGTCCGGCAAGGCGTATCACGAATACGAGAGCGCAGGCCACATGGCTACATGGAAGGCGTTCACGACCGAGACCGACAAGCACGAACCGGCGTTCGAGCGCATGATGCGCGAGTACTTCCGTCGCCAGCAGGCCAGCGCGCTATCGCGACTGCGGTCCAAGGCGGCGAAAGCACCGGGCGACGCAGCCGAGGAACCAATCAGCCTCGCGGAATGGAACCGCAGGCTGCGCGCGCTCGGCCAACCGCTGATCACCGCAACGGTCGGCGACGCGGGCGATGCAACCCTGACCGACCTTGGCATCCTCGCGCGGTTCGATCTCCAGTCGCCGCAGGCGGTGGCGATGATCGAGGGCCGGGCGCAACGGTTCGCGCGCTCGGTCAACGACACGACCTACGCGGCGCTGCAACAGACGCTGGTCGCCGGGATCAACGCGGGCGAAGGCATACCCGAACTATCGGCGCGGGTCGCAACCATCTTCACGGACGCAGCCACATGGCGGACAACCGCCATCGCGCGCACCGAGGTCGTCGGAGCGTACAACTCCGGCGCACTTGAGGGCGCGCACCAATCCGGCGTCGTGACCGGCAAAAACTGGCTGGCGGCGCTTGACAGCCGGACCCGCGAGAGCCACGTCGCAGCGCATCGCGATCCTCGCAACCGCAACATCCCGCTCGATCAGCCGTTCCACGTCGGCAACGTGACCGGCATGGCGCCGCACGACCTGCCATCGGCGAAGGAAGTGGTCAACTGCCGGTGCACCCTGACTTTCGAAACCGACTGAGGACGCGATGAACGACAAGACCTACACCGACGCAACGTACCAGGCCAAGCAGGTCGGCGCGGACGGCGTGCCCATTTACACGTTCCTGTTCACGAACGACCGGCTGGACCGCCAGGGCGAGGTCGTCACGCTCGAAGGGTGGGACTTCACGCAATACCTGACCAACCCGGTCGTCCTGGACAGCCACCAATACACGAGCATCGAGGCCATCGTGGGCCGATGCGTGGCGATAAGCCGCAGCGACGCGGGCTGGCTGGCGGACATCCGCTTCAACGAAAGCGAGTACGGCGCGCTTGCGCGGTCGCTGGTCGAAGGTGGCGACCTGCGCGCGGTGAGCGTCGGGTTCCGGCCACTGGCAATCGAATACCCGGACATGGCATCGCTGCGCGCATCACGCGCGTTCGATGACGACACCATCAAGGCGCTCGTGACCGTTGCGCCGGACCCACGCACGGCGGTGCGACATGTCCGCAAGGAACTCCTCGAGATCTCAGTCGTGCCAATTCCGGCGAACGCCGACGCGATCCGCGTCAGGTCCGTCGATCCGCCGGTGACGACATCCGGTACGGCGATGTCCGTTGTCAAGATCGAGGCACCCGGCTGGTTGCGCCAGAACGCGCGGCAGGGTCTGGAGTGGCACGCGGACGGACTGTCCGGCGACGGGGTCACCGACAAGACGCTGGCGGAAGCGCGGTCGATGGCCGGAGGCAACGTGTCGGACGACAAGGCGGTCCGCATGGGCGCGTGGTTTGCCCGGCACATGGGTGACCTTGACGCGCCATCCGCGGACCGCGGACATCCCGACTACCCGTCACCAGGCGTGGTGGCGCATGCGCTCTGGGGCGGTGGCAGCCGCACCGAGAGCGAACGCGCCGCAGCGTGGGCGCGCGGTCAGTCCGGCAAGGGCGCTGACGCGTCACCGCCAGACCGTGATATCGTTGTGGCAAGCACCGGCTTTGTGCGGGACGTGTGGCCGTCGGTCGCGGGCGCGATGCTCGCGGTGCTGACATCCACGGCCGATGACGCGACGCGACGTCGCGCCTACAACGGTCTTGAGCGTGTGTACAAGGTGCTTGGCAAGGAGCCACCCGAGTTCATGAACGCCGACACGGT